AGAAGTGACAGTTATAATTTTTATCATAAATACGTGAAGCCGATTGTTAGTGTCGGCTATGCGAAAAAGGTGGTGAGTAATTATGCAAAAGCCAATAATATACGCCAGCATACCCGAATTTGACCAGCTGACGCAGGCAGTATTTCAGACCGAACCTGTAGATATGGGAGACCATATTTTCGTGGGTAATGAGGTCAGGGATTTGCCGCCAGAAGAAGATATAGAATTTGAAATCTGATATGCAACTATCGGAATAGCTATAGTGCAACAAGGCCGCTCCATTAGGGGCGGTTCTTCGTTTATTTAAAAGGAGTGAATTGCAAATGAACTGGCTTAAACGGGCTGAGATTGAGGACCGCATAAGCGGCAAATCATACCTTCGGGTGATTGAAACCAGCGCCCAGAGCATCCCGGAAAGGCTGCACGAATACGACCCCAAGATGTTTATATGCTACAATTCCCTTTTGGGCGAATATGAGGTGCACAGCCTGAGAAACCGGGAAGGCGATACATTTGCCCTGTCTATTCCCTATCGTACCCTGGATACCCGCCTGCTTGATCTGGTGGCCAGGCGCGACCAGAACAGACGGCCGTTAAAGGCCATACTCCGGGAAATCGAAGAACACAATGCAGCTATAGACCGGGCCAAAGAAAAACGCCGTCAGGATGAACTGCACATGATCGCCAAAGACAGCGCCAATCGGCTGTTTAAAAAGCACTACGCAATGTAATTTCCCCAAGAAAGGGGGCTGAATATATTGCCCATGACATTAGGAGAACTCAAAGCTGAGGTAATGAGCACGGTAGGAGCCGATTATACCGCCGATATTGTACGGTATCTGAACAAGGGGCTATTGGAGCTATCCGCAAAATCCCAGGTTATTACCCGAGCCGATGTTAGTGTCGTGGCGGGCTCATTCGCCATACCGGATAACTGTTTAGTGGTCAAAGATGTATTTTATGAAGGCGCCCCCCTGGTCCGCTATCCGCAGCGGGATTTACCCGAAGATGCTACCGGCACCCCGTTATACTGGTTCCGGGATGGCAGCAATATCAAACTCTATCCCCGTCCTAACGGTACCGCCTCAGCCAGGCTTGCCTATGTGAAGAAGGAAACTACAATGGAAGCGGAGGAAGATACCCATACCCTTGAACATGCAGACGACTTCCTGATCGCTTTCGCCAAGTGGAAGGTATTGATAGACACCCGGGGAGTAAGCGAAGAAGCCATGTATTGGAAGAATGAGTCTCAAGAAGAAATGGAGAAGTGGAGAAAATTAAACTTTGCGCAGCACCAAAGACCGCGCAAGGTTAGGGCAGGCAGGTGGTATTAATGCTGTGGGAAGAAATTATAAGCCTGGTGGAAAAGCAGTCTGACGAGGATTACGATGCCGCAGACTGGACCGAACTTATAAACCTGCTCCAGGAAGAATTGACCCCCCTGGCTAAAATGCCGGGCAGCAAGGAAGGCGTATCTGTTACCGTAACCGGGGGCAAAGCCGAGATAACATTAGCTGATGATGCTGACCTGGCCACCGCATACATGATACGGCATGTTTTCTACACCCCGACAGTGGAAGGCGGCAAAGAGGTGCAACTGCGCAGGCTGCAGCCGTTCCATTCTATTAAGGGATGGAAACAGGACGATGCCAAGATATATCTGCAGGGTTTGGGTACAGAAGCGGCCGGCACGGTGAGAGTTGAATTCTACAAGCGGCTATCCCAGGTGGTATATGCAGAAGGACCACCTGAAACCTTTACCCCTACCGGCCCTGAGATACCCGAAGAATTCCATTACATCTATGTACCCGGGCTGTGCATGAAAAGCCAGCAGCGCGAGGAAGAACCCGAGGACAAAAGAGACTTTGAAGCCGAATACAAAGAGGCCAAACAAGCCTTTGCGGTGGCCCGCATCGCTCAGATGGAGCCCTGGAATATCAAGTACCTGCAAGGTGGTGGGAGTTAATGTCTGACTGGCAGCCATTAAGAATAACTGACTTCACCAACGGCTATATCGATAAAGTTGATGATACCGAACTGCCAGCCGGGGCCTTCAAGAATTGCCGTAATGTCATATCCAGGCAGATTGGCAAGATCAAAGCTAGGGGCGGGCAGGTAAAGCTAAATGACACCGAATTGGGAGAGAGCATTCCCATCCAGGGGATGAAAGCCTTTTATCTTAACGGGTTCAAATACCTTATCGTGGCTGCAGGCGGGACGGTCTATTACTGTAACCCTCCTATAGGGACCATGACACAGATCAAGACCGGGCTTGATGCCTCAGCACCGATTATGTTTGTCACAGCTGTTATCGATGGCGTAAACCAGATCATAGGGTTTAATGGGGTTGATACGCCATTCAAATGGGACGGCACCACAGTTGCAGATTTAAACGATTACCGCATAGTCACCAGGGAGAAACCTACCTCACCTGACTACACAACGTACACACTGGCCCATAAGCCGGTCCGGGCAGCGGATAAAACATTCGTATTCGCCAACAGTAACCTGGTGGATGCTGCAGACTACACCCTGGACCTGAGCAACGGGACAGTAACCTTCGATAATGCCAGGGTAAACACGGTATCGGACAGACTGAGCGCCGAAGCTGCCACCGTAACCTATCCCCTAAACGGGCGAATAGAGTCAGTGCATCCTTACATGGTGGGATGCACCGTCACGGTTTACGATAAGAATGGCATAGTCATGAAAGTCTTGACCAATGAAGCAGAAACAGACGGGTGGAAGGCCGACTATGGCGCGGGCGTGGTCTATGCTCCAACAGTCATAGCTGACAAAGACCTCTATACCTACATGCCGATTACCACCACCTATCAATGGGTTGATGAAATCCGTGTGGACTATCAATACAGCACCGGGCTCATATCCTCTCAATTCCGCTATCCCATTACCCACAAAGGCCGCATATTCGTCATGGGCGGCGATGGCCGCATATACTGGTCTGAAATTACCGAGAACGGTAGCGAATACGAGTGCTGGCCGCCTATTAATAACTGGCCGGTTTGTGTTGGTTCTGGGCAAAATGATGGCTGCTTAATCTCAATGATGGGTGAACTATTTATTTTTATGGATCGGTCAATCTACCGGTTCCGGGGCAATGACTTAACCGATTACAGATTAGAGGTAGTTGAACCGAGTATCGGCTGCGCTGGTCCAAGAGCGGCAAGATTAGAAAACGATAAGATATATTTTATTTCCGAACAGGGATTGTACGTTTTTAACGGCGTATCAGCGACCAATATAAGCCGGAATAGGATACCCCTGTTATGGGATAGGGTGAACAAGGCTGCATTGGGCCAGGCGGCGGTATATGCCTGGCATGGTCTGATCTTATTTGCCCTGCCGATAGATGATAGCACGGTCAATAACCTGGTCATTGCCTGTGACCCTGCTGTACCCGCCTTATGGCCTTGGGACGGTATGAGCATAGCCATGTGGGAGGAAATATCCACCACCAGCGGCACCAAGCTATATGCAGGGCTGTCCACGCAAGGCTTTGTCATGGAGCAGGACGTTGGCACGGACGATGCCGGGACGAATATAACCGCTTTTTTTGAACTTCCCACAATAGATATTGGGGCAGCTGACAAGAAGAAGAAGGCCCGCTATATCTATGTGGAATACGCACCTAGCCAGGAAACTTTCGGCAGCGTGTTTGCCGCTATAGATGATAATGACTACCAGGAGATAATGGCCCGGAACGCAGATAAGAACATGCGTAAATTCGCACTCCGGCCTACTATACGGGATAAATGGCGGTACATGAATATCAAAGTACACCATGATACCGCAGACGGTTTTGAGGTAAGAAGTATCCTGATGCCATTCAAGATCAAGCAGAAATCCAGCGTTAAGGGGGCGGTTGATTAATGGCTGAGCAGTTAAGAGTCTTGGAGCTTCCCAACCGCATACGCATGTTGGATGAAAAGACTCCTCTGCAAATTGACCAGAATTTCGAGGAAGTGGCCTATGCTGTTTCCAAAATACAAAAATACCTGAACGATTATGTGGTTGGGGCCATCGATGATTCGAGCGAGTTTGAGAAAAACGCTATAACCCACGGGCCGGGCGATCCGGTGGATTAACGAGATAGGCAAATGGGGTGATGGTCAATGGCAGACCCAGTAATGTATTTTTCAGACCCATATTATTCTGGTGGCGGCACGCCGCCGCCGTTAACAAATTTATCAATTACACTTGGACGATATAATGATCCCAGAATTTACGTTGGGATTCATAAGCGGGGCGGTACAGCCGGTGGAGGAATTACTGTAACTGGTTATATATCTTTTGATGCAGATGGTTATGTATATCAAGACGGTCAACCATCGAAACGGTATACCGTCAGCGAGCCTAATGTTCTTAAGGTTGATGTGGCTACTAATGATTATGGCGGTATTACGACTTGTCTTCAAGCAGTATCACCTGGATCAAGTACGATTACGCTTATCGATTATTTATTTTACAATCTGGAATGTTCGTTAACAATAAATGTAACTGGGTCGCGTCCGCAACTTCCTCAAGTAGAAAAACCAGTTTGGTTTGATGGGAAACTTACATGGATAGATGTAGAAAATACTGCTCATTACAGAATAAATAGATATGACCAAAACATGAATCTTGTTGGTCAAAGTTCGGTTGCCCAAGGGATTCAGCAATGGAACCCCTCGCCCTGGTATCTCACTACACAGTATTGCACCGTGCAAGCACTTATAGGCAGTGATCCCGGATACCTGCCGGGAGAACCCTCACCCCTGTCTGACGCGCGAACAGTCCTTCTCCCCCAAGTCGGCAAACCCGTCTGGGTGAACAAAGTCATAACCTGGAATGATGTTGAGGGCGCAACGAATTACACAGTGGTCCTCTATAATACGGAACTACAGCCGATTGACACCAAGACGGTCGCGCAGGGCATCCACCAGTACGATTATACCAATTACACAGAAAGCTCTTTACCGGCAGGTAAATACTACTGCACGGTTCAAGCCAGGTCCACGAGTTCCTCCGGGCCTGTATCGCCCATGTCCGATGCTCTGGTTATTGGCATGTATGCCCTGGAAATGGCGGCAGACGGAAACGGGACTATCGTGCCGGAAGCGGGTACGCACCATTATATCGAGGGCACGGTGGTTATTCTTGTCGCAATGCCCGCAGTGGGCAGCCGGTTCAAGAGATGGGAAGGGGCCACGGTAGAGGATCAGGACAACAGGCATACCCGGATAACCATGAACGGCGATAAGTCGATCACCGCAGTTTTTGAGGAAACAGTAGAATTGACCATCGTGGCTACCGGAGGAGGTTCAACCATCCCGCCAGCTGGCAATGTCATTCAGGTAGCTAAAAACGAGGTAATAACCTTAAAGGCTGTACCCAACGATGGTTTTGAGTTCCAGGGATGGACGGGAGACTTAGTAGACAATAAAGACGTTACCCAGGTAACTATGGATACTGACAAATTAATCGGGGCAACGTTCAATGAAAAGCAGATGGTGTCCAAAAACAACAAAAAGCTGTATTT